CTACGGATTTGACTCCATATATTAATCAGATCGCGGAAATGAGTAAGACGGTTGCCAATCTTCAAGCGGTGTGCGGAAAATAGAAAAGATATGAAAAGAATCAAGACCAAGAAATTCCCCAAGCATGATTATTATGTATGCGATAAGTGTGGAAATTTGATGTACAAGATTCTTAAAAATAAAGACAACCAACTTAAGCAAATAAAGAATTTCACGCCACCAAAAGAATGAACTTTGAGATTATTAAGGATTGGCCACCGAATGCACGGGAATTAAGACAACATTTCCCCATAGACTCACCAGAATATCAACCATTGTTTCCTTGGGGGAAGAAATTGTATAATCCTAGAGGTAATGATATTCCGGCGGATATAATGTTCCATGAGGAAATCCACGCGAAACAACAAAGTAATAATCCCGAATTATGGTGGTTGAAATATATAAACAATAAGGAATTCCGACAAACACAAGAGATTGAAGCATATGCCAATCAATGGAAGTTTGTTAGTAAGGCGCTGGGAGCAAAGGCGGCTAAGGAATGCTTGGACGAGTTATCGGATAATTTGTCAAGTTCGTTGTATCAACTGGGAATTACAAAATATCAAGTGCGGACTTTAATTAGGAAATTTGTGATATAATAAATGTATGCCTAAAATTGAAAAACAAAAATGTAGTCAATGCAATGAAGAAAAAACTTTAGAGCGATTTGCTGTTAGAACAGATCAAAATAGGCGATTAAGAAAATCTTGTAAAGATTGTACTAATAAAAGAATAAATAGTTTAAGAGCTGGTTATCGTAAACAGGTTTTTGATCATTATGGATGGATTTGTGTCTGTTGTGGCGAAAATGAACCCAAATTCATGACAATAGATCATATTTATAATGATGGTTATTTAGATAAGATGAAATACGGTAGGAAAAGAAAATTAATCAGTAAAGATTTATATTATAAAATAATCTTTGTAGAAAAATTTCCAGTAAATAGATATCAGTCACTTTGCCATAACTGTCAATTTGGCAAATGGGACGGAAGAATTTGTCCTCACCAAGAAAAAATCCTGCTAACAGGAAAAAATCACGAAAATGTCAAATTCTAATCCATCTCCAGATACTAGATTCAAGCCAGGACAATCTGGAAATCCGAGCGGTCGTCCTAAAGGAGGATTGAAAGATTATGATAGAAAAAAATTTATAGAAATGTCGGATAAAGAAAAAGAGGAATTTCTCAAAAAAATAGCACCCGAATTACGTTACCGTATGGCCGAAGGAAATCCTCCTCAGCAATTAGAGGGCAATCCCGACAAACCTTTAGTGGTTCAAATCTCGCAAGAGGTAGCGGAAAAACATGATATTACATCCAACTCAAAGCCAGATAGCAAAGGACAAGCATAGATTCAGAGTATTTCGCTGCGGTCGGCGCTGGGGTAAAACTTCATTAGATGCCGAGGAAATCAAAGGCGTGGCGATTGCCAAACCCAGTAGGATCGCCTATATTGCCAATAACTATCAGCAAGCCCGCGATATTATGTGGGAATTCCTAAAGAAGGAATTATTGGGAGCGATCATTGATACCAACGAAGCAAGACTGGAAATACGGACCAGAACATTAAAGGGCGGTGAGAGTCTGATAGTTCTCCGTGGATGGGAAAGCGTAGAGAATTTACGCGGTCAAGCATTTGATTTGCTCGTCTTGGATGAAGTGGCGACAATGCGAAATTTTTGGATTAATTGGCATGAGATTTTAAGGCCTACTCTTACTGATAGACAAGGAATTGCCATATTTTCCAGTACGCCCAAGGGTTTTAATCATTTTTTTGATTTATGCAATCTTGAATTGAAAGACCGAGAGTTTAAAACATTTCATTTTACGAGTTATGACAATCCTTATTTGCCGGTAGATGAGCTGAATGCTGCCAAGGAGACATTGCCAGAGGATAGATTTAGTCAGGAATATCTGGCAGAGTTCACAAAGACAACCGGACTGGTTTATAAAGGATTTAGTCGCGCTTTGCATTTATATGAAGATGATAATCTGGTGCCCAAATCATTCAAACGATACGCCGGTGTAGACTTCGGATATAGAAATCCAGCGGCAGTGGCGGAGATTTATTCTGATGGTGATAGATTTTTTGTTTCAAATGAATGGTACAAGACGGAAAAGACCGATATTCAGATAGCCGAGTATGTAGCTGGCTGCAGTTTTGAAGCGGTATATCCCGATCCGGAAAATCCGGCGGCTATTGAAGAATTGAATCGCAAACGAGTAAATGTCAGGGAGGTAGCGAAAGGCAAAGGGAGCGTAGAAGCCGGCATAAGCAAAATTCAGGAATTATTTAAGACCGGCAAATTAAAAATCCATAAGCGATGTATAAATCTTATTGCCGAACTGGAGAGTTATTCGTACGATGAAGAAAAAGATAATCGGAATGCCAACGAGAAACCGATAAAGCGCGCAGATCATATGTGTTTTGTTGCCGGAACTATCGTAAATGGTAAAAAAATTGAAGAAATTGGCACGAAAACCGGAACTGAAAATGTTTACGAGTACGAAGTGGCAGAAGAAAAGTTAATTGCCACACCCAATCATCCCGTACTAACTAACAGAGGATTGATTGATATAGACACATTGCGTTATGATGATGTTGTATGGAAAAAGAAAAAAATATTTATGATGGTATCGGCTGGACTAGATATCCAAACAGTCCTAAATGGGTTGAAAGGAGTTATTATCTCGGCAATAAAGCGACTTTTAGAGGCAAGAGAGAGAGATTACATAGATATATTTGGCGAAAGAAAAATGGAGAGGTGCCTAAAGGATTCATTGTTCATCATATTGACGGCAATCCCCTCAATAATTCAATTAGTAATCTTGGGATTATGGAGCGCGGCGAACACGCTCATCATCATTGGACGAAAGAAAAGCGCGAGTGGGCTAGAGAGAACATTAAAACAATTATTGAATTGGCCTCTCAATGGTCTAAAACTCCAACCGGTAAAAAACGTAGGAGAGAATTGGGGTTGCAAAATGCCCATTTCATGTACAACAGACCGATTATTGAGCGAAAATGCGACTTATGCAGAAAAAAATACTTCACAAAATACCCAGAGAGAGGTAGATTCTGCCATCTCAACTGTCGTCAGAAAGCGTTACGTTGGTCGCGTACCCGTTTACAATCTGAAAACGAAAAGTGGTATGTATCTCGCAAATGGAATAATGGTAAGTAATTGCGATGCTACCAGGTACTGCATTTCAATGCTGATGGCGGAAAATGGCGGGGAAATGAAGCAAAGATTGGATGAATATTTTGCTAAAAATCAGAATAAAATGGGTATGAACTCAACAAAATAATGGTCAAGATTTCAATTCTTGTTCCGGCCAGAGATGAAAAATATCTTGATAAAACAATAGATGATATTTTGAAGCATAAGGAATCCGACACGGAAATTCTTGTCGGTTTAGATGGATGGACGAAGGATTATAGAATGCGAAACTTGCCAAATGTGGAATATATTTGGAAAGATAAAAGTATTGGTCAACGCGCCATAACAAACGAACTCGCTCGGCTTTCCGAAGCGGATTATGTAATGAAGATTGACGCGCATGTTTCGTTCTCACAAGGATTTGACCGGATAATGCTGGAGGATATTGATGATAGAACCATTCTGGCGCCGCGTCTTATGCCATTGGATGCCGAGAAATGGGAAATTCCTTTAATTACACCGGCATCTTCATACGCCTTTGATACGAATTTGGTATTTCAATACCATCCTAAGGGCGAGAATAGCGAATTGTTGAATGAAACAATGTGCTTGCAAGGTTCGGCGTGGATGATTACGCGCGAGAATTACTGGAAATGGAATATATGCGATGAATCCTTGGGAAGTTGGGGAGGACAAGCTGCGGAGTTGGGGATTAAGGCATGGTTGAATGGCGGGCGGTGCGCGACTGCGAAAAAAGTTTATTACGCTCATATGTTTCGGGAAAAAGAAAGCCAATTCCCGTATCAAAGAAACAAAGAACATATCAGGGCCACTCTCAACGAATTAAGAAAAAGATATTTGAATAAAAAAATCGCTGGTCTCATTGAAAAATTTAATTATCCTTGTGATTGGAACAAAGAACGCGTTGCGCAACTCGCTTCGCTCCGTACGCCACTTTGCGAATGAAAGAAAATAATGTTATATTTATAGATATGGCTTTGCGGTGATGGAAAGCTCGCGGCCAATGGTTCAAGAAACAATACCCAAAATAGTTCAATCGGCAATAGAGAATTATATTCACGGCACCACCAAGATTGGCGATTATGTGTCGTGGTCAATGCACGATACGATTGAACGGATTACGGCTTACCTCAATTCCAAGCACATCAGCGGAGACAAGGATTCTTTAGGCCGAGATAAACCATTTTTCAACATCGTTGTGGCCGCGGCTAACATTTGGTTCAGAGCTACGGATATAGACCGAAAAGATATTCGGATAAGAGAAACTAGACAATCGGACATCTTCCTAACCTTTTTTGCCAATGCTCTTTTACAAGATTGGATGCGCCGAGAGCGCTTCGGAGTTTTCCTCAATCAGTGGGGACTTGCGTTAGCTCAATATGGTTCGGCAGTGGTGAAATTTGTGAAAAAAGATGGACGACTTGTTCCCTCAATTGTTCCATGGAACAGAGTTGTCTGCGATCCGGTGGATTTTGAAGCATTGCCAAGGATAGAGAAAATTTACAAGACTCCCGCGCAGTTACGGAAAATGGCAGAACTTGACCAGACCGTTGTAGAAAATCTCATAACCGCTATAAACACAAGAAAGACTTTATCCGGCAATCAAAAAGACAATCAATCGGAATTCATTGAATTGTTTGAGGTTCATGGAGAATTATCGGTGGCGACATATAAGGCGGCAAAAAAAATAGATATCAAGGATGGCGATGACAAGGAATACCGCCAACAAGTGCATCTCATTTCATATCAAAAAAATAAAGATGATGGATTGGATGAATATACTCTATATTGCGGATATGAAGAACAAGACCCATATTTGCTTACTCATTTATTGGAACAAGATGGCAGAACTTTAGCAATTGGAGCGGTGGAATATCTTTTTGATGCGCAATGGATGCAAAATCATACGATGAAAAATCTAAAGGATACTTTGGATATTTCCTCAAAACTGCTCTTCCAAACTGCGGATGCCAATTATCACGGAAGAAATATTTTGTCAGCGATAGAAACTGGAGATATTTTAACTCATGCGGAGAATAGGCCACTAACTCAAATAAATAATTCCAAGGCGGATGTTACGGCTTTGCAGAATTTCTCTATGCAATGGAGTAGATTAGCTCAAGAACTTACCGCAACGCCAGAATCATTGCGCGGCATTACTCCACCATCTGGCACTCCTTATTCAACGACTGCGTTATTGACTCAACAAGCAGGTTCTCTCTTTGACAAGATGACGCAGAATAAAGGATTAGCACTGGAAGATATGCTTCGCAAATTCATAATTCCATATTTGAAAACTAAAATGGATACAAGCGAGGAAATTATGGCTTTGATGCAGGAACAAGATATCAAGAGGATTGATGCAATGTATGTGCCAAATGAGGCAATACGAAGATATAACACCAGGGCCAAGGAAAATATCTTAAACCTTGAGATTCCTGCTCCATTCAATAAAACAACCGAAGAACAAATCGTGAAACAAGAACTCGCTCCTTTGGGTAATCAGCGGGCATTGTCTCCTGGAGATATTACATGGAGAGAGGCATTGAAAGATTTAGAATGGGATTCGGAGGTTCTTATTACCAATGAATCAACCGATAAAAATGTGGTTGCCACCACGCTGACTCAAGCTCTGCAACTCATTCTCAATCCCAATTATGAACAGAATCCGACAGCAAAAATGATAGTGGGTAAGATTTTATCTCTTGTCGGCGCAGTTTCTCCGGTTGAAATGCCGGCGACTCAAACACCTCCAGTTGTTCCTATGCCCGCAATCACGCCAGTGGGTTAAGTGATGGGAAAATAAAAAGGTCGGAAGAAAAGAGGATTCAAAGCATAAAATTATGCCATTAGGAAGTAATGTAAGCGCGAATATGCGTGAATTGTACAAAGACAATCGCAAGAAAGGCAAGGCCCGCGGAGCGAATGGCAAGCCGAGAAGCAGGAAACAAATGATAGCGATTGCCATAAATGCGGCTAATAAAGCCACAGGACGGAAAAGAAAGAAATAATAAAATGAAACAAACAATGCGTTTTAATGATGGTGAATTAGCCTTGCTAAAAGGAATTTTTGAGAATAACGAGGGAGCGGTGATGACGCTTCGTAAATTTCTTTTACAGGGAAAATTAACGCCTGTTGAAATTAAATTAATATTGGATATTGGACAAAGTCCGACAATGCCAGTGATTCGGAAATTGTTTCTGCCAGAAATTGAAGCCGATGCGCCAATCGGACAGTCAGCGGATTTATTTGTCGGAGTATCTACCGCCAACAAAGATTCGGAATCGGTGTGGCTTGAGATTCAGATGAAGCAAATTGTGAAAGAATATCTTGATGTTCAGTTCAATATTGTGGAGGGTAAGAAAGTTAAACCGATACTCTTATCTGATTTAATGCCTAACGGAAAAGAACCCGCCAGTCACTGTAAGCAATTACATATCAATCTAGGAGCAAGAAATATCCTGCTCGGTTATATAGACATTCGGAGTGAGGAATTGAAAATACTTGCCAATCGCAAGGAAGAATCAGTTGAGGAAAAAGAAATCAGAGACAGGAAAAATAACACGCGGTGAACATATTGCATTGCCCGAAACGATTTGAAAACAACGAAACAAGATGGAATAGTCGCCCCTTGTAGAAATCGTTGAAATTTGTTATTATTAAATTAACGGGTGATTGGCCCTTAACCAATCCTTGAGGAAGACAACCTCTTAAAAATGGAAGAACAAAAAGATATTGAGACCACCGACTCTACAAATGGTGAAGAAACCGAGGAAACCAAGGAAGAATCCGTTCAGGAGGAAACCGAGGAATCCAAAGACGAAAAAACCGAGGACGTAGAAGTTCTTAAAGAACAGAACAAAAAACTCTATGCCCGCGTGAAGAAAGCGGAAGGTTTTGAGTTAGTAGACGGTAAATGGGTTAAAAAACCGAAAGAACAACCCAAGCCAACCGAAACCAAGAAACCAGAAAGCTCTTTATCGGAAAAGGATTTGTTGGCGATTATGCAGGCCAATGTGTCGGCGGAAGACCTAGATGAGGTTAAAAGAATAGCCAAAGTCTTGGAGATGCCAGTACGCGAAGCCCTAAAGCAAAAACTAGCCAAAGATTTCCTAGCCAATAAAGCGGAAGAACGCACGAGCGCGCAAGTAGCAAATACTCGTTCCGCTCGTGGTTCTACGAAAGTATCAGGCGATGTTCTTATTGAAAAAGCTCGCAAAGGAGAACTTCCCGAAACTGATATTGAGAAACTAGCCGAGGCGATTCAAATCGCCAAAAAACAGAAAAAATAGCAACTAACGAGACACGAATCCGTTAGTTGGGTGGTGGATTATTAACAAAAGATAATTCACTAAAATGAATACTAACGGTACTCTAGCGTGGCGCACAAAATTCCGAGAAGCACGATTGCAACAGGTGTTGCGGAATGCGCTCATCGCTGAAAAAATCTGTGATGTAGATAGGAGCGCGGATTATACAATTCACAATCCTTATTCTTCACAGCCGACTGCTGCCGTGACCGCGATTGCATCTGCGGGCACTTATTCGGTCTCTGCTTGGACTACGACCAATGATACCCTAACTGTGAGCGATGAAATTGCTTATGGCGAACACGTCTTTGGTTTTGAAAGACTGTTGTCCAACTTTGACTTGTTCTCTGATAGAGTTGATAACCAATCTTATGCTGTCGCAGATAAGATTGACGCACTCGTTCTGAACGAAGTTTGCGATAAAGGCACGGGAGCTTATACGACTCCAGCTGGCGGATTTACATCAGCTGCCAACTTCTTGGTCATTATGTCCAACCTACTTTCAAAGGTTGCCGGATATCAGGACGTTGCCAAAGGATTATTCTTGGTAATTGAGAATACCGACTTGCCAGGAGTGATTCAAGCTCAAGGTTCTCAAGGTTTCAGTTTGGCCGATGCCGTCCTGAACAATGGATTTATGAGTTCATATATGGGCGTGGACATTTATGTCGTTCGTTCCGGTCGTTTCGTCACTGATACGATTGGTTCGCTTACCTTCACCAATAGCGGACATCGCGTGTTCGGAGTGAAGGGTGTTGCGACTTATGCCTCTCCCCGTTCCTTTGACATCATGGAAAAAGATGTTACCGGAAAGACCGGTAAAGAAATAGCGACTGCTACCCAGATTGGCATAAAGGTTTGGACACAGAAAGCGCCATTGATAGTAGATATCACGCTTGCCTAGTGAAAACCCCTCCGGGGGTTTTGCCGGGGGCGACTATCCATCACCTCGCCCCCAACATAACCTTCGGAGGACAAAGGTCACAAAAAATAAATAAAACAAATGGCAAAAGAAAAAATAGAGAAAGTGGAAGAAGCGGTATCTGTCCAAAAGGAAAAAATTCTTAAGATTATAGAAATCTATAAACTTAAGAATCCAGTCAAGGCCGCTGCTAAAGAGGCGGAGTTTAAGAAATTACTAGCCAACTTATAAAATGAAAATTCTACAAAAAGTATTATCTCTCGTTTTGGTGGTTGGTTTGGCGGTTCTTGTATCCAGTCTCCTTGCAAAATCCGGTCAGCAAGGTCCAAAAGGCGAACAGGGTCTTCAAGGTTTGGTTGGTCCGGCTGGTTCTAGAGGCCCAGTGGGTCCGCAAGGTCTTGTTGGTCCACGCGGCCCGCAAGGTCCAGCTGGTAATAGCCTTGGTGCATTAACCGGCCCGGATTTAGCAACGAGTTGGCTTTCATTGGGAGGGGGCGCGGTTATGGAAGGAAATTGGGCGCCTTTAGCTCAAGCTACTACCAGTTTATTTGCGGCTAATCCGGCCAGCACCGGAGTTTATGCTACATCAACATTGGTTGATGCCGCGTGCAGATTTCCGGCTACAACTACGGAAGGGGCAATCGTAACATTCAGCAAGGTTACTTCTCACTATGGTTATGGTATTGCTACCAGTTCTACTTCGGTTGAATTGGCATCTACGACTATTGACTTGAAAGCTAGTGCCGCTAGCGGTAAAGCCGGTATTACTTTCATCAGTTTGTCTTCCGCAACTACGTCTATTCTAGGCGATGTTGATGGCAGTAACTTTGATTACGAAAAACAAGAAGCATTCGTGAACAAATGGGAGCCAAAAACAGATTATCTGCTTGTCACCATGGATGCCAAAAATGTAGACAAAGCTGAAGCGGCTGCGACAACGCTTAATCTTACCGGTTCGTGTGGCGGTTTCTGGCGAACCATTAAATAATCACAATGAAAGGAATAATTAAAATTTTGGTAGGCGGTGCAGTGATAATTCTCTTGGTTGTGATTGTTAATTCCGTTCTGAACCGCCCGGAACGGAATAATGGATTAGGTGCCGCGGACGGTGGTCAGTATGCGACTGTCGCTACCAGTTCCACGATTCAAGTCGGCCCGAAAACCAGCAGTATCCTTTTTAGGAAGATTGACAGCGGAGAGCGATGCTTATCGCGCATAGTTGGAACAGATGTGGCTACGCCTCTGTTTATCCAATTTGAATCTTCCGCAGTTGCCAGTACTTCTTTAGCGGAATCACTTGGATATTTCGTAGCCGCTTCAACTACTCAAAGTTTTGACAGCGCGATATTCGGCTGTGGAACTTGGGCGGTCAGGGGAGCTGGATCGGGAGCTACCGGAACAGTGCAAACCACGGAATTGAGATAACTTGAGAGCTATCGCCCGACTTCGGTCGGGGGGTTGCTTGGGAGGAGAAGGAATTTGTCCTTCCAAGGAACTTAAATGGATTTGGCCTCAATGAAAAATTATGTATATCGGCGGACCAAGACGGACTCCACGTCTTTTAACGCCACTGATATGCTTATTGCTCTTAATAATGGCTACGAAAGGGTAAATTCAATTATAAGAAAATACATTGACAATTATCGTCCTACCTTATGGGATGCCACTGCTCTTTCAACAGGAACGGCAACACCGGTCTTGGATTCTTTATTTCACGAGTTAATTCCTCTCTGGGCCTGCTGGCAGAAAGCGGTTGAAACTGTTTCGGGAAGTGTCAATGGATTTCTCGCCGAGATACAGATGAAAGAATTGGAATTGATACGGTTCTATGGTTGCAGAAATTATAGTGTATTCGCCATTACTATCGCTTCGCCAGGTGTGATTACCAAGCAAAATCATGGTCTGGTTAATGACCAGAGAATTTCTTTCATTACTACCGGGACATTGCCTACGGGAATTTCCGTTGACACTTATTATTATGTGATTTATGTGGATGAGGATACTTTTAGAATTGCCTCTACAAGCGGGGGAACGGCCATAAATACTTCAGGAACGCAAAGTGGAACACATTATTATTTTTCTGACAGGATAAATAGGATGAGGGTATCAACCGAATCAAATAAATAAAATGTTAGGACGCAATCCGTTAATCATAGACGCGGCGGAATTTCTTAAGGGTATGTCATCTGGTTCAGAGATTTCCGATGGCGGATTTTCTGATGAATCCAGCGGATTAAATCTTATTGCGGAACCGGGCGTAGTTTATGGGCCAAGCGGAATAGTGGATGCTGATACAGATACAAGATTAACGGGAAATATAATCGCTTCTAGCCCAGATATGAATGTTTATTTGGGAACCAATCGTCTTTTAGTGGCTGATGATGGTTCTTATTATTCCTATAATGGGACAAAAATTCCCGCCGTAGCTTTGCAAACAGATAGTACAAATACTTATGTTAAAGGATTCACGGATATTATCACTTTTGCTGGTCGGGCATATGTGACAACAAAAGAGAAACTTGTGGAATGGCAAACTCCCAGCACCTTCAATAATAGTTTTGCATCTTTTACAAATACGACCTACCCTCATCCGGCAATAGTTTTTGAAAATAATGCTTTTTATGGAGATGGAAATTTGCTTTTGCGACAAACTTCGGCTGGTGGCGCGCTCGCAACGATTTTAACTTTATCAGCCGACCAGATTATTGTGGCCCTGGGTATTGATCCAGGAAGTGGCAAGATGCTTATTTCCACTGCCAATGCGTTAAATATAAGCGATACATTGCCAGCAATTCATAAAGTTTTATGGTATGATGGATTTTCCAACAAACCATTAAAGTCCGTAATAGTTGAAGATATGATAACAGCATTCCATTCTGTCGGCGGAAATGTTTTTGCCGGATATGGAACAAATATCGGTTATCTCACTGGTTCGGGTATAACATTTTTAAGAAAATTGGCAAATGTTACGCTTGATAGTTCAAAACTTCCTTATAAACATAATTTTGCGACTATGGAGGGAGCTTTGTATGTGGTGGATGGGCCTGCGATTTTGGCATATGGAGATGTTTTGCCTGGCAGAAAAATATGGCGTTATTGTATCAAGAACAATGTTAATTCCAATCCTTATACCGCTATTTTCAATGGAGGAAATCAAAAATTGGGACTTTGTTTTGCGGCGGCGGCTTCCCCCACTAAAAGATTTTGGGTAGTAGATATCACGGCAAAATCTACAACTGATAATTATGATTTATATACGAATTGGTACAATTTTCCCCGGCCGGTAAATATAAAACTGATTCACCTTGAATGGTTAGATGCGGTGACTACCAGCAGTTGGTCATTCGTATATTATGACCAAGACGGAAGTGGCTCAAAAACATTGAGCGTTGATGGAGGCAATGTTACCTCAAAATATGAATTTAATCTCGTGGGATTTCAGCAGAAAGTTACATCTTTCAAATTCAGAGCCACATCCACCACGGTCAATAAAGGTCTTAAACGAATAATAATTTATTACGATTATGCCGAATGAAATAGAAATCTTAAAATCGGATATTGAACAGAAAATATCTGATATTAAAAAATTATTATCTGAACATGACCATGATGGCAATGAAACCCAACAGGTAAAATACCATGATTTATTCGGCAATTCGCCATCTGAAGTTCCAGTCGTATCCGTTACAATAGCGATTACGGGAAATACCGATTGTTATATTATCGCTCCTATTTCTGGCGTATTGATTTCGGTAGATTTTTCTGGCGTTGATGCCCTTGCTACAAGTGATACGAATTACATTACTTGGACAATTACTAATTTAGGGCAAGCGGGAGCTGGGACTACCGCAATGCTTGGCGCGGTCAATGGCAATACCACAAAAGCAACAGGAGGCGTGGCTTTAAGCGCCAATACAAAGCGTTCACTTATAATTTCAGTGGCAATTAACGCAATGAATGTCATAGAGGGTGATAGATTGCTTATTCGCGCCGCAGTAACGAATACTCTGGCGAATACGGTTACTTTTCCGACCTATCTATTAAGATTCAAATAATATGGCAAAACAAATAACAGAAAGTGAATTCATAAAAGGATTAACCCCATTAGGACGAGGATTACTTAAAGAAGCGGGCGGAGATGTTCAAGAAGCATTTAGGAAGGGAATCTTTAAGGCAGATTCCAATTTTGAAGTAGTCCCTGATTCACAAGAGCAGATACAAGGCAATATCGCTACAACTCCGAGTGGAGCTAAGGTGGATATAACCACGGGAGCTTTGATTTCCGGCCCTATTACTCCTGCCTCGCTACAACCCCAACCCCAGCAACCGTTTAAAATTGAGGTTGGTGGGCCTGTTCCATTCCCAGATGTACAAAATATCCCGATTACAGAACCAGGCAAGGTGGAGGTCGCTGAACCAATAGCAACTGCGGAGGATATTATAGCGCAGCTTGAAGGTAGGGACGTAGAGGGAGAAATAGCTCAAAGAACCGTGCCGGCGCAGGAAGAAATCATAAAATTAAACCGCCAAATAAAGATGTTTCAAGCGGAGAGTTTGCGGTCTGAGGAGGCCGCGAGGCAAATGGGTGAAACCCTAGCAGGTTCAGGATTGGCTGTTCAAGCGGCTCGTAGAGAATCAGCTATTAAGGCGATTGAATTAAGCGCGATTTCTGAAGCATTGCAGGGCGATTTTGCTTTAGCGGAAAGGCAAGCACGAACGGCTGTAAATGCCCAATTCGCTGAACAAGAAAAGAAGTTAAATATTCAAAGAAATAATATATTAAATAACTATGAGCAATTTACACCGGCAGAACAAAAACGAGCAGATGCTGTTTTGGCTCGTATTGGAAAAGATGCTGAATTCGTAAAAGAACAAAAAGCAAAAAAATCAGCTATTGAAAAAGTTGCTATTGAGGCTGTGCGGGCCGGAGTAACTGATTCAGAAGTTTTGCAAAGAATTCAAGGAGCGGATTCGGAGGTGGAGGCGAATCAAATTGCTAGTGGGGCGGGCGTGTTTAGAAAGCCGGAGCCGGTAACCACAATTTCAGAAAATGAAATTGATACATTTGCAAGACAAGTGAATGCGGGAACTGCTAAAATTTCAAGTGTTCCTCAAAATATAAGAAGTAAAGTAGTGGCGAGAGCGAGAGATTTTGCAGAAGAAGATTTGCGGGAAGATACACAGATAGGCGTTGATAGAAAAATAAAGAAAGAAACCTTGGTTTCACAACTTCAAGGAAGTTATCCAGAATTTTCTAAGTCAGAGATTGAAGCAATTATCGGCGAAATTACATCTGCCGAGGAAACAGAAAAGATTGGAGAAACAACTGGACTATTCGGAAAAGTCGGGTCATTCTTTGGTTCTCTATTTAGATAATGGCAAGATTATTTGGAACAACTGCGGAAAGAGAGGTGGTAGGAGGTGGCCGTCTTTTTGGTTCTCCAGCTCAAGCCCAAGATTTAACTACTCCGTCGGGACTTCAGGCAACGGCTGAAAGAGCAGGATTAGGAGAACAAGCACAGAAGATTCTTGAAACCAAAGGGGAAAAACCCGAGCAGATTTTTAGTGGAGGTTTTATACAAGATACCTTTGACACACTAAATTTACTTCAGCACGGAGTTACTGGCCTGATACAGGGAAAGGGATTTGCGGAGGGGGTTAAAACAAGGGCAAGTTTTACAGAAAAAGGTGAACAAGGATTGGGAGATTTAGGTATTCCAGGGACTATTGTTGGCATTGTTTTGGATATAGCGGTTGATCCGCTCACTTATTTGGGTGGGTTTGGAATTTTAAAAAGAGCTATTCAATTTGCGGGTAAGGGGGCAAAAGCCGCTGGACAAGTAATTTCTAAATTACCCATTGCGGAAAAAGCGGGACAACAACTCGGAAAAATGTTTGTATATCGTTTCGGTCAAGATGCGGCATATAAAGAACTTGCGGAAAGAAGTATTAAGAACGCAGGGATAGGAGTTCAGAACGTTCTTGATTTGGCAAGACCAATTACGAAACTTGATAATATTTCGCAAAAAGCGATTGCAGAAGCAAGAAAAGCGGGAACATTGGATAATTTACCAGCTGATTTATTAGCCAAGGCAAAGCCTGCTTTTGATGAATTGGATAGACTGGGACAGGAAGCGGTGAAAGTTGGTTTATTAAATGCAGAAACCTATGCGGAGAATGTCGGAAAATATATTGCCCGTCTTTATAAAACGAAAGAAATTCCAGAAGGTATTGTTGGAAAAGTAAAAGGAGTTTTTGAAGCGAAGCCAAAAAGAATTGATTTACAAAGATTTAAAAAACGAACCGATATACCCGAAGAAGTCCGGGAAGCAATGGGAGAGATTTTAGAAGCTGGTTATCCTACGGCCAAAGCATTAGTCCAATTAACTCGTTCGGTAGAAAACGCCAAATTCTTCGGAGAAGTGGCGACAAAATGGGGAAGCGATGTTATTGAAGAGGGGTTGAAAAAACTCCCAGAAACTAAAGCGTTGGGTTCTTTGTCGGGTAAGGCAGTTCCCACACCGATATTTGATGATATTCAAGAAATTATCCGAACAAAAACACCAACGGAAAAAGTATTAAGTAGTATTGTTCAGGGTTTCAAATTTGGAAAGGTTATTTTGAATCCCGCAACTCATGCTCGCAATGTGATGAGCAATTTTATCTTAAATGATTTTGAGGGGTTATCTCCAGCCCGCTTAGATGTTTATGCTAAGGCGGCTAAACAATTAATAACTAAGGGGGATTTATATCAAGAAGCCAAAAAAGCTGGTTTGGGCTTAGATACTTTTGCTTCCGGGGAATTAAGAGATATTTTATCGCAAAACCTGGGACAACAAGCTGGGAAATTCAAAACCGCACTAAACAAAATTGCTGATGTTTATCAGAAAGAAGAAGAGTTTGCGAAAATGGCACAATACATTTTTCAAAAGAGTAAAGGACTATCTCCAGAGGAAGCATACAAAGTAGCGGAAAGGGCAACCTTTAATTATTCACAAGTTACACCGTTCATCCGCAGGGTTCGCGAGAGTATATTTGGATTGCCATTCATTACTTTTACATACAAAGTAACGCCTCAAGTAGCCAAGACATTGGTAACTAAACCGACCAAAATATCTAAAATTGGAAAAATTAAAGAGGGTATAGAGAATCAAGCTGACTTACAAGAGCTTACCGCAGAGAGAGAAACTGAGCCGTCTTGGGTTAGAGATGGATTCTTTGTGAAATTACCAATGAAAGATAAAGAGGGAAGAAGCGCGTATTTTGATTTGACCTATATATTGCCTTTCGGTGATTTATTAAGTGGTCAATTATTGAAACGTGATGTTAAAAGAGAGACCGGATTAAAAGAAAGTGTACCGGAGGCATTATTAAAAAAATCTCCATTTTTGAATGTAATTAAAGAATTAGCCAAAAATCAAGATTTCTTTGGCAATAGGATATTTAGAGAAAGTGATGATATAGAAGACCAAATGGGAGATATTTTGCGGCATCTTGTTAAAACTTATGCTCCACCATTATTAGCAGATCAAATTCCGGGGGGTTATCGCAAAGGAGATGAAAGACGACCAGCTCAATGGCAACAACTATTCGGAGGAGATACCGGAACAGAAGCGGGAAGATCACAAAGACGAACAACTGCCCAAGAACTTCTTAAATTAGTTGGTTTGAAAATACAGCCGATTGATTTACAAACTCAAGCAACTTTTGCCGAACAAGAAAAAGAAAAAGCACTACGAACTTTATTAAAAGAAGCTGGAGAAATCTCTGAATTTACAGGGCCATTTATTCCTAAAGAAAAAAAGATACAAAGAGGCCGTTTATTTCAAGAAAATAAACAAGATAGTTTAAATTTTCATATTCAAAATTTTGAAACTAATAAAGAATCAATGCAAAATCCAAATCAATGGAGTGAGCATATACAATCTATTTTGTCTAGAAATGAAAAATTGGAAAAACCGCCAGGTTTTATTAAGGGGATGGCTAATAAGATAATCAATGGCTTGCGCGAATTTTTTGGGAAATTCCCAATTACGGAAAAAATTGTGAAAACTCCGGCAGAAAGGATTTTGATGCGAGAGGCTATGGAAAATTATCCCTTTACGGAACAATTTAAAAAATTAGCTAATAAAATAGATATTGATGAAGAATTCCCGGTTGAGGATGTAATTTTAGGTTTACGCAGGGGAATAAAACCATATGGAGGAGTAACGGAATATAACAATTTTGTTTTAGAAAGAAAATTGCTAGGCGCAGTTAAAAGAATTGGATTAGCCGATCCTCGTTCTAGTATTTTAGCACACGAGTTATTACACGGCTGGTTGGAAACTATTGGAATGTCTACGCCTTGGAATGAATTTGATAAAATTTGGGAACAAAACAAAAAAGATAATTTAATTTTGCGTCAAATTGATAAACATTTGGAAACTAATCCTTTATATAAAAATATGCACGAAGATGCGATTACTCATGAAAGATTCGCTTATCTTGGAGAATGGGCTAAAGGATTAAAAAATTTACCAGAAGATTTGAGAATTTATTATGAAAAAGTTTTTAATAAATAATTATTCTTATCATGAATAAAGAAATTATGAAATCCACAAGAAATAACAAAGGAATACCGAATAAAATTACTAAAGAAATTACGGTAATTATACGCAAATCTTTTGAATCTTTATTTTCCATTATTCAATTAAATTATAAGGTGTTCCACCGGAACCAGAATCTAAACCAATGAAATTCCAAAGCAATATACCAATTCCAATGAGTACAAATAGCACCAAGCACGCTTTTAATCCGTATGGATCGTTTGTGAAGTTCATATCTCCCTTATACCACACCCATCTCTCTCGTCAAGAAGCAATAAAAATGTTAAACTTATAATACAATGCCTGAAACAAAATCAGTTCTAGAAGATATGCTGATGAACGGAGCCTTCACAAAAGCCGAGGCGCGTCAATTTATCCAACAAATTACCGAGTTCGTTAAGCGCTTGGAGTCTAAAAAAGATTCTGAAATGGAAGCACTCAAACAAGCTATTAAACGAATAACCGATAAACTCGCTTCCGATTCCACGATGTCCCACGATAAACTCCGCAAGGAAGTAGACAAGCTTTTTGTCGGTGAGAAGATGGATAAGATGGTTAAAGAACACGCTGATTTGATGGCAATGATGAAAAATATGCATTCTATGGCTGATATGAAAATTAAGAATCTGAAGCACGGAAAAGATGGAATGATTGGATCGCGCGGTCCGGCCGGTTCACCCGATACTAGCGAGATAATCAGGAATAAACTTGAAAATCTGCAGGGAGAAGATAGACTGGACGCTTCCGCAATTAAAGGATTGGACGAAATTACCAAAGACATAAACAACTTGAAACAACGACCAATCGGTGGAAATGGAATTGCCGGTCGTGATTTATTCAAGGATATTGATATTTCCGCTTCTTTGGATGGCGTAACTAAAACATTCAACATTGCCGCTGTTTGGAACATCATCTCCGTTTCATTGAGTTCGTATCCATATGGAAGTTTGCGAAAAAATATTGACTATGAATTTTCTCCTACAAGTATCACTTTTCTTGACCCGATTGATGCCAGTTCCCAGCTTGCGGCTGGCCAGAAATGCATATTAACAGTAATTTCCGCCTAACTATGAAAACTTCTATTCAAATAATTCTAGGAGTCGTATCGGCTATCTTAATTATTGGCGGTATTCGTTTGCTATCTAATAATTCTAGTTTGGAAACACCGCCAAGTTCGCACATTTCCGATGAAAATATACTAGGAACTGCCGCCGGTAGCAACATAAGTTATGCCCCAACATTGCTTCCAATAGCCACTTCCAGCGTTTCCAATTATAACGATTTGGGAACTTCCACTAGGAAATGGGCGCATTTATTTGCCGATTACGCCACCACGACTTCCATTGATGTCTACGATGAATTGAAAATCGGCAGAAATGCTACGACTACGATTGTTGAAGGAGATATTACAACCACCAATTTAACCGTTACCGGCACTTGCACGGGTTGTGGTGGAGCTACTTCAGCGGATTTGCAGGACGCCTATAATACCTCCGCTGTGGATGCCGAGATTCTAACTGCCAACGATAAGAGCATAATCTTTGCTTTGCAGGACACTGCCACCGATGCCAATTTTATTATTGACAATCTTGGCGGTAAAGGAGAATTGCGGATGGCTTCGGCTTCTACTACCAATGCAGTCTTTACCGGATATGGCCGTCTCGGCATTGGAACGACCACGCCTGGCGCTGGACTTTCACTTACGGCAACAACCTCCATTCTCGGATTCAATGGCTATCTTTTTGGACAATTAACCTTACCTAACTTAGTCGCCACTTCAACGGATTATAGCGGTTTTGGCACTTCAACGCCCGGAACATCGCTTGGAGTTCAAGACGAGGTCAATATCGGCAATCTGATTGTAGAAGGTCCGGCAAAGGCAGGCATTTTGATTGCCACCAGTTCTCTGGAGAATCGCGGCACAGCGACCTCCAGCTGGGCAAATGCGGGGCTTTTAGTGGCGGGTGGTGGTTTGGCATCATCTAAAGGAATAACGCTCACTGGTGGAGACTTCTTGCTATCTGCTGGCAAGATAACGGTCATTGATACTTCCACCTCAACTGTACCAGTTCTCAATGCTTCAACACTTCTGCAATCGGCTTATATTGATTTATCCGGCCGCTTGGATTCTTCCTATGCTGGTACTTCAACCTTTGCCGGCGGCGTAACAACCGGATTATTTTCTCCAACGACTTTATATGTTTCCAATTCTGCGACTTCAACTACCGAGGGAGGATTATTGGTGAGAACCGGAGGTTTGAGAATTCTGACTGGTGGCTTGGAAATTGCTGGAGGCGACTTACTCTCTGTCGGATTGCTTAAAGTTTCCAATACTGGAACTTCTACCATTGCTGGCACTATAGATATTCAATCTACGACTGGAACTTCTACGATTGCGGGAAGTCTTGATATTGCCAAGTCATTAAACATAGGCGGCGCCGTACACTTGCAAATGGCTTCTACGACCAACAACGGAACGACTACTGTGGCTCTTGATTGCTCTTTAGCGCCTCGCGCTACCGTAATCTTTGACAAAGACGGTTCGGGCGTTGTCTATAAGAACTGTTATGGCGGTGATGTACATACTTCAATTATTACCATTCCCAAAACAGACCTCATAAACGGTATTCGTCTTAATTGGCTTGGCATCGTAGACGCAAATGGCGAGTATGGCACAACTTCACCGGTTAGACCTCGTCTGAAGTTCAGAATTGCCACTACAACCATCGGATATATGTCACAAGGAGCGGATAATATCTGTGTCGCTCTCTTTGCCACTACCTCGGATAATATGAGTACCGATGGCTATGTTGAATGCGGCGATACCGGCTATAGAGACCCATACTAAAATGGCTAAAGACACGGGTGAATTATGCGAAATCTGCGGAAGCGAAGAACATTGCGCGCAAACTCATGTTGAAGAAAGCTAAAAAGATATTTCTAATAATCTTTATAGGATTGTTTATTTTTTGGACAAGTTTCAGTCTTCCAGAAATTGCTTTTGCGGCTACGGCAACAGAGGGTTTTGACTATACTGCGACCGAAGGTTTAATTGGAAAAAATGGCGGAAGTAATTTTACTTCGGCTTGGAGTTTTACATCTACGCCCGCTTCGCAAACAGACCCGACAATTACTGCTGATGCTTCCTGTTCAGCTCCTTCATCAGGAAATTGTGTAACAGCAGAAAACACCAATGCAACTTTTGTTTATCGTCAATTTGGAGCTATTACAGCAGGCGGTCGTATTAGTTTTTATTTTAGTAAAGCTACTGAAACTAACAGCGAAGGAAATGCAGTTTTCTTTTGTCCCGATGGTGTCTTTGGACAATTTGATTGTTCAGATGCTGGAGAGCTTTTTTCAATTATAGTAAATAGACCAGGTGCGGGCGGTAGTGTGTTACTTCGTGCTTCAGGCGGAACAGATAATCTTGGTTCTTGGACTGAAAATACATTTCAGCAAGTATTGGTTGATTATGCGGGCGATTTTGGTAGTGGAAAAGGATGTTCTTCAACGCAAGTAACTGCGAGTTTCAATGGCGGCGCTTGGTCTACTTGCAGAACATTAGATACGACTGGCAATGCTGGAACTATTCAATTTAGTGGTGGTTCCTCTGATTCGTTTTGGCTTGATACTCTTTCTATTGATGGTGTTCCTGCTCAAGCAGGACCTGCGACTGCACCAAATAATTCAAGACCTTGGTTATGGATACAACTTTAATGAAGAAAATTATTATTACAACTTTTTTATTATTTCCATTCTTAGCTTTTGCATTGCCAGTGGAATGCCGTGATACCAAAATACAATGCCAAGAACGATGGGATAATAAACAAGAATGCTGGTCTTTAAATAATTCTGCTATTAATAAAATCTACGGCACCGACCCAGCTCAATGCACCGCAAAAGCAATGCTGGAATATAACATCGCCGCCCGTCTGAAACTCGGCTATCCCGAATCAATAAAATTAATCACCAAGTCTGCGGATTTACCCTATGACGCAAAATTGGATTGGTCTACTAGCACTCCAATCGGTTCTGCCGTTCCCGAGGTGAATAGCGAAAGTGGATTTATACCGGCGGGATTATTGGTGGTCATCGGGACTGTGTTATTGGCAATTCTGGGGTGGGTGGGGATTAAGTGGAACGCAGAGCGGAGCGAGATAAAAAGATGATTAATTGGCTTAAAAATATAACCGGGAAAGATTTTGCCGTAATGATAACAAGCGTTGGGGGCGTTTTTTTAGCAGCGTTTTTGTCTTATGTATTATTTAAAATTTTGACTAATGATTTGACCCACATTAACAGTTCAATAGAAAAACAAACCGACATGATTGACAAGTTGGATAAAACTCTTGAAAACAACACGGCGGTTATCAGCACGTTTTTGTTTAACAAGAAATGAAGAAAAAGAATAAAATAAAAATTCGCAAGATTCCCAATCTTGGGTTTATTCCCGATAAGATTGCCGAAGATCATTATGTTCTTGGCGGCGGAGTTAGTCTTGGGGGCCAGATAATCCAGCCCAATGGACAATGGGACAAGGAACTTCCAGTCTTGGAAATTCAGCGGAAGAATTATTTGGAAACATATAACTGTACAGCATTTGGAACTACGAACGCATTAGAGATTTTGCATAAAAAGAAATTCGGAGAAGACACAAATAATTCTGATAGGTTTCTAGGAATTGCGGCTGGCACATTTCCTCCGGGCAATTCACCTCATGCGATTGCACAAGCAGTTCGTCATTCGGGATTGATTTCCGAAGATATGTTACCATTCACGGATAATTTAATTACGCCAGAGATGTATTTCTCGTTCCTTGGGGCAAATCAACAAGATTGTGAAGCGGAAGGTAAAAATTGGCTTACTAGATTCTCCTTCGGCCACGAATGGGTTTTACAAGGCGGAGAGAATCAAAAAGATAGAGAGAATAGATTAAAAACTGCCCTACAGTATTCTCCCGTGGGAATTGCAGTTTTTGCCTGGGCCGAACAGAATGGATTATATATTTCGCAAGGCTCTCCCAATCATTGGGTCTGTTTATTCGGATATGAGGAGAGCGAATACTGGTTAATCTTTGATTCATATGATGCCGGTATCAAGAAATTGGCTTGGGATTTTACTTTCGGACAAGCCAAGAGATTTTCACTTGAGAAAATTATGAAAGAATCTTGGTGGAGGAGATTATTAAGATTTTTGGGATTATGAAACCTGTAAGAATTATTGTTCATACAACCGCTGATTTATATCCATTCAATCAACTGGAGAGAGTAGATAATTGGCACCGACAGTTGGATTTTCCTAAATCTTCACTTGGATATTGGATAGGATATACTTATTTCTTAGAACGAAATGGCAAGGTCATACAGACCCGCACCGATACTGAACAACAAGCCCACGTTCAAGGATATAATTCAGATTCCATTGGAATTGGAGTTGCGGGCAATCACGATTACGAAAGACCGACCCAACTCCAGTTATCAGCCGTTAAAAATTTGATTCTTCATAAAATGACGGAGCATTCAATTTTGCCTGATAATGTTTTTGGTCATAGAAATTTTACGAAATTTAAAACTTGTCCCGGATTGATGTGGCCAGAATCGGAGATTAAACAACTTTTCCAGCCAGATATGTCATATTACAATACCCTGCTTAATTCCCTTAAGGATTTGCTTATGAGATTAAAAGCGGGGAAGATGGGGTCGGCTTCCTCGCCGTGTATAGATATAAATACAAGAAAATGAATACAAAAGAATTTCTAAACAGATTAAAATCTTTTCTATGGCGTCTACTGGGAATGTCGCTCGCGGCGCTTCTGGCATTTGTCAGTGCCAATATAGGATTGCTTGAATTACCGCCAGTTGTGGTGGCAATAATCGGACTTGGCGTTGGAGAATTAACTAAGGTCCTAAACCGAACATTCGCATTGGAAGAAAGAGTGATTGGCGCATTTAGAAAATTGGCGGGTAAGTAACTGGCCCGGAAACTTCCCGACTTCATCGGGAACTCTGGTATCCAATCCAGCGGGCCAGCCATTATGATTATAGAGAAAATTATACAATTCTATTATTGGATTCAGGATTGGTTTCAAGGCAAGCCATTATTAGGAGGTTTGCGCAGTCCGAAGTGGGCTGCTGTGCGGAAAGAATATTTAAGAAAGTTTCCAACCTGTGCAGTCTGTGGACGAAAGGCCGGTTTGATAAGACCATTAAATGTGCATCATTGTGTTATGTTTTCGGTGGATAAAAGTCTTGAATTAAGTCCTGATAATTTGATTACACTTTGTCCCGAACATCATCTTTTTGTCGGACATCTGATGAATTTCAAATCGTTCAATAAAAATGTTCGGGTTGATAGCGAGTTGTGGAGAAATAAGATACTGAATCGTCCCAAATAGCCATTTCTTGCGACAAATCGCCTTAAAAGCGAGGTCTTTAGATGAAACTTGATATAATGCTTGTCTTCAATAAAGGGAGCGTTGTGGGGCGCTTCCTTTATTGGATGCAAACAAAAATCCCTTAACCCGTGAGGACAATTAAGGGAGGTTTTGTGTATCGCTCTTATCTAACGAGCGAATCGTCAGAAGCAGGTTTCGCGCTGCATATTAAGCTGAAGTTTTTGAAAAGATGCCCAGGTCCTGAATTTATTAAAAAATCTTTTATAGAACTGGCAAAAATTCAAGAATTTCTACTGATTTAAGTTTAACACTTATTTGACAATCACGCAATAACCATCTTTCGGCGAGGCCAGACCGGAGTCCGGTCCCACCGTGAAAGTCCAATTTTAACTCTGATTCCGGAAAGAAGTTAAGACTGGGGGTTTATCGCAGGGCTTATCTTTACAAATTAACCCCGCCGAAAGATGATTATTTCAAACTTCTTATCATCCAGTTGTTTATAATATACACAATACAGTTTTTACAATAAGAAGAAAATTCTTTAGCAAAACCCTTATCACATCTTCGGCATTTTCTCCGTTTTTCTTTGTTCATTTTTTTCATTTTATTAATTGGTCTAATCCCCAAAAAAATGAAGCCAGAGAAAGTGTCGCAATTATGATTATCAATAATACAAGAAGGCTAGTTGAACTAAATGTCGTCAATGCGATTACTACAATCCCTATCGCAGGCAACATCGCTAAAATTGGTACAAGTTTTTTCATAAATTATTTTATTTGTTAACCTTTTTCGCTTTCTCAAATGCCTTGCATCCCCTACAAATCGCTTCACTCTCTTCAAAAGCAGTTATATCAAGACTATTTTTACAGGCAGAGCAACGCTTGGTTTGATTGTTATTCATTTCTTTCTTTTGAACTTTGTGATGTCTTTAATTTTTACAGTCAGCCAAGATTCGCAATCAAGGCATACCAGAATAAGTTTTTGTGCGGAGTTTTTCACTAATTCCATTACTCCTATTACCCTAGCTCCCCAGTGGTCGCAGATTTTCTTATGTTTACGTTTTTTCATTATTTCTTCTCTTTAAGTTTGTTAATAATCCAGTTTAACTCTTGTATCCTTTTACCGATGACCTTAGTATTTTCTCCTTTTTCCTGATTACCAGAAGCTTTTTCT